ATAAATTTTATCACACACCACGATAAAATGCAAGAAAAAAGCTGGGAAATCAAGGAGATCCCAACTTGGGTCAGTCAAAAGGAAGCGTCAGCCCTGAGCAAGGGCTTTAAAAGTCTTGACATTACCAAGATCCTGACCGATACTTTTATCAAGAGATGCGGTAGTTTCTACTGAAGGCGAGAGTGGGTGCCAGACATCCTTTGAGGTGTGGCCACGGTCGTGAGCCTGACGATCAGCTATCGTAGCTCCTGAATCCCTGTTGCTGCCGACTGAAGTCGCGGGTGGATGCCAGTCCTGAGGTTGCCCTTTGTGTAACGAGAGGAGGCCACGGTCGTGAGTCTGACGATCAAGCAACAGGGTTTCTTTTTCTATAGGTTGCTTGCTATAGAACACTGACCCAACACGATAAACCCCCGCCACCTTCTGAAACTCAACCTGAATTACAGCACGGGTCAGTCGCCCTTTCTCATCAACAACAATGGGACGAACAATGCGCAAACTGTCAGCCTTCGTTCCTTTGGACACCCACGCCCAATTCCTCACAACATCGTAAAGTGCGTGTTCAACATTTGAATAACCAGCCTGTTGAAGCTCCTTCTCGTGCTTGCGAATGTGGTCGCCGTTAAGCGTACCTTCCTGCAGTCGTACCGGAAGCGGCAAAACACCATCAACCCCCTCGGGCATCACCATAAGATCGGGCTTCCCATCGAGGCCAAAAACGCGATGAACTTTATCTCCATCACGCCCAACTTCAACTAACTTGAAAGGCTTCGGAGCTGAAATAGGAGCCATACCTTCCTTGCGCATCGCATAGTCAATGACATCTCGCAAAGCTTGCCCACGCCGTTCGGCCTCAAACTGAACAGCTCCTGCAAGGCTATCCGTCTTGATGAATTGCCCCTCGTCGATTTCAACCCCTGTTCGGTGTGCGAAGTCTCGCATCACATCAAGCTGAGAGAGCGTCGTTACGTCGCCAAACATCGAGGTGCCGCCAGACGCAGCGTCGGCCTCGGCCATCGCGCGGTTCTTCCGGATCAAGACTGCGCTGGACGAGATGTCATCCACAATCCGCTTGTAACCTCCGCCCTCCTTGTCGACCTTCGCAAAGTAGTCGAGGTAGGCCTGCGCCATCGGAGACCGTGTAGTCGTCTTCTGAGCGGCAAGCTCTGACACGGACAGCTTCTGTCCGTTTGCACGTGTGGAAACGAACTCATTGAGCACCTCAGCCATGGCGGTACGAACGTCAAGGTCGCCAGTGCCATCAAGATCGAGTAACTTAGGCGCGAGCGCTCGATAGGCGCGCAACATGGTCGACACTCCGGCTGGAGCCTTGCCTGCATCCAGAAGCCCTGTCAAGCCAGGTGTCTTGTACACAGACTGAAAAATCGCAGCGTCCAAACGCGCATTTGCTTCTGCCGTTGGAACGCCGTTGACGACCAACCGATTGCGCTCAGATGCGGGCATGAGCTGCACGAACTGAGAGATCGTATCGAGAGAAACGTTTCCGTCCTCTGTGAACTTGAGCGATGCCAGGTCGATGCGTTGCGCATCATTGATTGCCTGTTCGACCATGCTCATCTCGGCAGTCGTACGGGTGTTTGTCCTATCGGCAATGTCGACGGGTAGCTTTTCCTTGTCGACCACGCGCACAAGGATCGGCTTCTGCATCTCCGCAATGACATCAGGATCCACGCCATGTCGTGCCGCGTCCAGCATTAGCTCTTTCTTGTACGTATCTGCCGTGCCAAGGTCATACGCGTGATTGAGCGCCGTCACGCGCCCATTACCAGCAACAGCATATGCCGCGTCCACGCCCTCGACTCCGTACAGGTTGTTCGGCTGACCGTTGATGTCGTTGGACGTGATTACCGTGTCGGCGTCCACTACGACGTAATGGCTGTCGTAGCGCACGCCTGTGCCGTCCACGAGCGTCACAGCTGTGCCCCGCTGGATGTTGGGGATGTCCGCCCAATCAGTCACAACGGGCGCGCCGTCGGACAAACTGTTGCTGATGGAGACACGGAGATAGTCGGGATGCGCAGCTATCTCTCTCATCTGCGCCACGCTCTCCTTCGAGGAGCGGTCACGGTTCTGCAGGATCGCTCCGTCACGCTTTGACTGCGCGGCCAACTTCGCAAGGGACTTCTCGCGAATCTCTTGAATCACTTCAGGAGCCACGGCCTTCTCACTCATGCGGACAGGCTTGCCCGCATCGATTTGTTCGCGAGCAGTCGCCTCCGCCTGATGCGCCTCGCGCACCTGCTCCGCATTGCCGTGATCGACCGGGAGGTTCGCCTCTGCAGCAATCTGCGTCGCCCGGTAGCGTGCAGCATCCTCGACGTCCACATCTGTCAACTCCGGCGCATCCGCCTCTGCGGGCTTCGCCGTCTTCGAGCCGCGAGTCTTCCACGACGCACCTGCCGACACGGGCCCCATGAGGCCACCAACGAGCGCATTGACGCCCATCCCGACGGGATCCGTCGGATCGTACTTCAACGCGAGCTTGGAATAGTCAGCATTCTCGAGAACGGTTTTAATCGCGCCCATCTCGTTATAGGACGTGAAAGCACCGAGGCTCGCACCGGTCAATACCTTTGCCTTGATGCTTCGCCCGAACGCACCAGGCACACCGCCCCAAAAAGCGTTCATCGCGCCAGAGACCATGCCGGCCTTCGTCGCAGTCTCATCATCAACGCCCTCGTCCTTGAGCTTTTGCGTCTCATTGATGCCAACAGAAGCACCGAAGACAACAGGTGTCACAGCGATCGAGGCAGGCCCCGCAGCCGCACCAACGGCGGCGGCCATACCGTACTTCGCCAGACCGTTCGAGACGCCGTAGAGGACCTGAGCGGCCATGCTCGTTTTCTCTGGATCGGGCGTGTACTCGTCGCGAACGAGGCGACGGTTCTCGGCAGCCGTCGCGTCAAGCCACGCGCGGTACTCATCGTCGCCAAAGCCCGCAGACGAAACGACACCCTTCAGCGCAGACTGGTTTTCAAGGTAGGCTGCGTATGCGCCCTGCCAGATGGCGTCGCCCATACCTGTGTACCAGCTCGGCTCCTGTTCCACAGGCTCAACCGTCACCTGCGGAACGGGCGATGTGACCGGAGCGGTCGGGAGCTCCTCCGAATACTCTCTCAGAAAAATCATTTTGCAAAGCTCACAACGCGAATGGTGAAGGGAGAGCCGTCGGCCTGAATGAGCTTCTGACCATTGGCCATGATGACATCAAAGTCGTTGTCGACACCGGTCGTCGACAACCTCAGACGTGCGGCTGGCAGGATCTTGGCAACCTCCTGCCCCGTCAACGGCGTGCCGTCCGGGAGCTTTGCCACGACGCCCTTGAGGCGCTCGAAATTGCGGACATTGCTTCGCACAGCACTCTCCAGATCACTCAGACGAACGCCGCCCTTGAGCGCGACCTTGTAGCCGTTGTGCTCCTGAATGTCTCCGACGATTTCCATCATCGCCTGCGTCATTGCTTCTCCAGAACTCGTTCCGTTCATGACCTTCCCAGCCGCCACCGCTGTGATTGAATCGACCACTTTTTCGCGCACTACGGGATTGTCAATAAGACCATTCAATGCCTCGACCTTGAGCGGAATACCTGTGCTAGGCGAAGTCACAATGCCGACCTTCGTCTGCTTTTCGGCAATACCCGATTTTCCAAAGAAGTAGTTTTCTGGAACGCCATTGGCACGCATTGATGGATCAGCAGAAAGCAAAAATCCCGTTGCATATTCGTTACCTAATTGGCGCATCACAATGCCCACACCTGCCTCACCAGCGACGTCAGCAATCTGCCCCAAAAAGGCAGCCTTGTCTCTCGCCCCCAAACCGTCAATCTTCGTTTTGAGTCGAGACACCTCCTCGGAACTGAAGATCCTTGCTTTCGTCCCATAATCTGTTGCCATAGAGTCAGCATTCTGAGCACGCTTCGTCACTTGGCCAACGATCGAATTGAGGTCATCAAAATCAATCCCCTTGGTGTCATAGTCACCGGTGGATATCGCATACGCAATCGGATCGTTCTTTCTCGACTTCGTGATTTCGTCTCTAGCTTTAATAAGGGCGTCGCGACGCTTTACCTGGCCAGCATAGTCATCGCTACCGCGGACAGGAGCCGAAGCTTCAATGACAGCATTCATTGCATCGACAGGCATCTTGCGAAATCCATGCATAGCAGCAACTGTCTCGGCGGTCGACTCATAGAGGTCATAGCGACGCTTACCTTCGGGTTCCCCATACGCCTCAACATACTGCTCTAGACTCAACATATCTGCATCCACTCCAGTCTCACCAATAAGCGCAAGACTGTTCTTCTCGCGGAGCGCAAGATCTTGACGCCACTCGGATTGAGCCTCCTTTTGCTTCGTCCAGACCGACGTGAAGAGCTCTGCACGACGAGCTCGAGAAAGGCCATCAATAAGCGGGAGACCAGTCTTTTCCGAATTAATTGCCCGCCATAGCTCATCCTTGTCTCCAGTAAGAGGATGCTTTGCCGCCAACTCAACTGCGAGCAACCCTTTTGACTGACGCCAAAGAGAGTCGTCAAGCTTTCGACGGATGTCCGCACTCATTGAATCTTCTGGAGCTGACCTCAACGCCTCAAAAGCACTTACAGGATCATCCTGAGCCCACGCCGAAAAGCGATTTGCCTGCAGCTGATCCATGTGCGCACGCTTCTGGTTTGCCAAGGTTTCGGCATCCCATCCCATCAGTTGAGCCTGGTAGTCGAGCTCCATGTCGACAGAGGCCGCCGACTTCGCGAGATAATCGGGATCCGCATAGTGATTCGCAGCGTCCGCCTGCAAAGCCTCGACCTTGGACGAGGACGACTGCATCTGGTAGTGCCTCGTCTGGCTTGCGTTCCATCGCTGAGCCTGACTTTGAGCAGACTGCATGCGGTCATAGACACGGGACTGTACAGCCTCACGTGTTTGCGGAGACAACTTGCCGACAAGCTCATTGACATCGCGCGTCATAGCCTCCATTGCCGGCTTATAGCAGTCCATCGCATTGCGGCCCAGCTTCGTGAGATAGCCATTCTCAGGATCGTTCATGTGCTGGTCGATGATGCCCATCACTTCACGTTCTGCATCGTCACTCTCAGCCTTGATGACACGGGCCCGCTGGACCTCGAGAGCCTTAACAGCAGAGTTCGCCCATTCATTGACAGGAGCGAGAGCCTTCTGCATCACAGACGCATAGTCCATTCGATCCTGCGGAGGCGTAATCGGAGAAAAGCCAGAACGGCCCGAGTCCTGAACTTGAGGCAGGCCGTTTTGGAAAGGCGGTACCATCGGCATCAGTAGCCTCCCATCGTCTTCTTGTAGCTCGACGCAATATCCGGATAATTCCAAGCACCGCCGCTACTGTCGTTCTTGGCAAACATGCCGGACGCACCCATCAGCATGTAGTTGTTTGCGACCTGAGACGCGCCGCCCAGCAGCGTCGTGCCAAACACATCCCACTTGTTCGCCTTCTTTGCTTCGGCTTGCAGAGCCTGATTCTCGTAATCAAGGCCCTTCCATCGATAGCCCCAAGCCTCTGCAAGCGCATTCGATTTGATTTGGTTGACATCCATCTCCTTGACGATGTCAGTAGACGCCTGCATTTCAGCCGCAGAGCCTTCACCAACAGCGATGCCGTTGGCGGCCAGAGCCGCACGCTGTGCAGACTTGACCCTCCCGGCTGCCATCGTTTTCGACACGATTACGCTCTCAGATGCACGCAACGTCGCCTGATATTGGCGCTCCATCATCTGAGCATTGATGCGAGCGATGTTGGCTTGAGCTTGTGCCGCGGCATTTGAATGCTTGGTAATGCCGAAGGAACCTAGCGCAGTAATCGTGTTCGAGATGCCCTGCGCGATAAGCATCCCGTAGCCAAATTGAGCCGAGGAAGGAGCATTTGCAGTCATAGAAAACCCTCTAAAGTGCTTACACCTTAGAGGGTTGAAGCGGCTACACGCGCACGATCAAGACAGCTCGAGAACTGTTGTCATACTGACGATCCGCAGAGGAAGCGGATACTTCTGTCTGACACAAACCTGCCCGCCCTGCGACCATTGCGGCTGGATCTGGAATCCGACTTCGTCAGTAATCGGATCAGGTGCACTGCCAGCAAACTCTGTCGATCGTGCAGGGTATTCAGCAAGCTTATCGAACGACGGCCCCGCTTGAGTGCCGGATGAATTGACCACGCGAAAGAAGACCTCGCGGACGTTCTTCTTGTGGCCTGAGCCATAAGAGCCATCCTGCAAAGCCATAGCCACCGGCAGCGTCTTCATGTCCGCCGTGAATGGCAATCCCACATGAACGACTTCGGCAGGATAGGTGAGCGTAATCTTTCCATCCTTGACGACCTGAGGCGGCTCCACCGCACCATCAGCAAGAATGTTCACGGTTTCTCCCTCGAGCCACGAGAGCCCCGCAATCTCTGTCCTGGCCTCACCACGGTATGTGCCGGCACAGTCAACGAAGATGCACTCCTTTAGCTCAGAGTACTGGCGCTCCGACATGCGCTCTACGAAACGCACGGGTTTCCCACCGATCGTGCGAAGTACTTCAACGTAGCAGATGTCCTCATCGCCCTCGGCGACGACGCACACAGACTCGATAGAGCCAGCAGTCTCAACAGTAGAGAAACCGCCGACTTGCTGTTCAGGCACGTAGGTCATCGCAATCATCTTTCCAGAAGAAGAGACTGCCCACACAATAGGAGACGGCGCTTTCGAGTAGGCGAGGTCGACGATTTTCAAGTTATCGAAAAGGTGCGGCGCGCGAAGGCACACGTCACCTGAGATATAGCCTCCTGCCTCATAGTTGTACCCAAGCTCACGAAGATGTCCGCCTCGACCTGCACCATAGATCATGCTCGATCCGATGACGAGAGGCTGCACATTGGACGCGCCCACATATGACTGGGGTCGAACTGACATTGACTCAGGCGTAATGGCGTCCGAATTGAGAGGCGACACGCGCCACTCGGCAGCGCCAGTCATCAACATCAGCTGTGCCAAAGGTACGATGTGCAGGATTCTGTTTGCCTCTCGGGCCGCCACGCGCACAGCGATGCGGTCATCGTCCTGAGACGGGAGCGAATAGCTCATGTCGGACTCAGTGCCGGGACGAGTGGCCCAGAGGTTGTTAGGACGCGTGTACGTCCCGCCAAACCAACGCCTCTGCTCGAAGTACGAAACGGCACCAGGGTAGTCGCCGACCGAGTCAACCGAGGCCGTAGCGCTCGCACCCGAGCCAGTGGTCGACGTGATGACCACCTTCGGGGACGTGTAGCCCTGACCGCCCGAGCGGACGTTGATCGCAACGATCGCGCCGTCTCTGACGACTGGCGTGACCTGCGCGCCCGAGCCCGTCGGGTCGGTGATCGAGACCGAGCAGGGACTGCCCTCAAAGTCAAGCTCCTGTTCGTACAGCGTGCCACTGCCGTACTTCACGACAGTCACTCGAGCGACCGGCTTGACGTAGCCGGAGCCGCGCGAGGTGACCGTGATCGACTTGAGCGTAGTCACACCAATGTAGTAGTCAACACTCGAAGAGTCGCCCGTCATGTCCCAGACGACATCGCTCGACGTCGTCGTTTCGATCTTGGCGGTCGCGCCCGAACCCGCACCGGACTTGTCGATGATCTCGACACGCAACTGAGGATAGAACGTATCGCCGCCGTGGTGGTACTGAGCGTATAGGTTCTTCGAGACGAGGTCGTACCGCTTGAGCTCGAGGCCGCCATCGAAAACGCGGTAGCCGCTGCCACCCGCTGTCACGGTGATCGACTTGATGCCCTTGGCCTGCTTGAAGGCGTCATCGTAGATCGGGGGCGTAATTGATGCATCTGGCGAAATGTTCTCATCGATGATCTTCGTCGTATCGGTCTGACCAACATACGCCCAAATACCGCCCTGGTCGCGATAGACGCGGTAAAGGCCCGCACCTTTCACTGCATTCCATGTGATCGTGTTGTACGAGCCGTCACCGTACGGATTGCAGTCGATCGTCACGGGAGACGACCGAACAGACTCCTCAGTGCCGTCAGCCAGCAAAGCAGTTACGGCATAGGTTCTCTTGTAGTCCTTCGGGTTCGTCACATTCTTGTTGATCGTTTGTGTAGCAGAAAGCCCGGTTGGCGCGGGCAGGGACGAGCCGAACTTGATGTCTACCAGACGCCAGTCAGTCGCACCGTATCGCCGCAACTCCTTTGGCGGGTAGTTCGGATGAACAAGCGTCATCACGTCAGCAGACTGCACGTAGTGAATGTCAAAGAGGTCGTCTTCAAGGTACGGCGTCTCAACCTCGTATGCTTGGCCGCTTTCCCCTAGGAGGGTTTTACCCAACGTATGGAAGCGCACATACTTTTCGCCAATCTCTAGCACCATCGTCTGCGAGATGGAAAAGTTGAACGGAATAAGCCTGGCCTTCTTGCCCGCGTGCTTCGTGTGATTGACATACTTGAAGCCTGGCCGCATCACGATCGGCCCCTGCGGCTCGATCAGGAAGTTCTTGCACAGCGCCATGCCGGTCTGGTACTTGCCGTCATCGATGCGGGCGAACATCGAGGGAGAGACCTCTCCGCCGTTGAAGGCGCGTTGATATTGTCGAATTGCCATCAGATTACCCTCGCACGCAAGCCGGACGGCAACGGCCACTCATCGCGACGACGATGAACAGACATCTTCGAATCAACCGTTTTGGCTCGAGTAAGCGCAGCCTCATACTGCTGCAGGAGACGAACAGCCGCGTCGCTCGAACTATCCGAGCGCTTGACGGGGCCAACGAGAAAGGATGCAAGAAGGATCACCAGAGCCTGCACAAAGTAGGTCGGGAATACCGTTGCTGTGTCTACATAGGAAACATATGTCAGCACGACATTCGTCGCATTCGTGAAGACGGCACGGCCCGAGTTCGACTCATAGAGCTCGACCTCAAAGTCAAGCGGCAACCCTTCCTTGCCAACTTCAGATACGCGAAGCAGACGCACGCAGTCGGACGGCAGGAGATAGCCGTGCTTCCACTCATAGAGATCCTCGTCCACGTTTGAGAGCTCGACGCCTCTGGAACGCCGGATCGCAAAAGACCAATCGTGCTCCTCATAGAGCTTGCGCAGAGCAAGCGGATACCATCGAGCGCAGTGGCCGGCCTGAGGCGATCCGTCCGGCGGCGTAATGGATGTCACATCACCAGAGTCGCCAAGCATGCCGAGCGCAAGGTTGCAGATGTCTACAGCAGTTGCCATAAAGAAAAAGCGGGACGTTTGTCCGCCCCGCCTCCTGAAAGAATTTTCAGCTGTTCACGCGTCAGGCGGCAGCGCCCGGCAGGAACTCAATGCCCTCGACCTTGTACGTCGTCGGGACTTCAACAACGTCGCTCAGATAAGCCGTCATTGTGCCGGCCGTGATCGTGCTCGGCGTAGTAACGAGGCGAACATAGCGACGGTGCTTGAGCGGCATCGGAAGAGCAAGCCCCTTCGTCGTGTCAGCCGATGCAAGCGCACCGGTCTGAACTACCGGCTTGAACGAGCTGTTGTCGTCGGAGTCCTCGATCGCGATGACGATAGAGGTGCCCTCAAGAGCCGTCGGGAACTTGCAGACCACATAGAGCGGTCGATCATTCAGGCCGGTCGTCGGAGCCTTCTGAAGGAAATCGATCACATCAGAAGTGATAGCAGTGGTAGCCGCCTTCTTCTCGCAGAACGCGAGTTTAATATCCATCATCTTTCCTCTCCTTACTTGAGAATCTTGCCCGTGTTAGGCATGATGTCCGTCCCAAGTCGATGAATCGGCACGCCGCGGAACGTCATGCACTTGCGACCCGCGACCTCATCCTGAGAAAGAAGAACGTTGTCCTTGTTCAGGATCTGGCGGGCCAGGAAGCTACGGGTGTTGTCGTTCATGTAGAAGGCGACACGACCCTGCTGCTCGTCGGGCAAGCGCTCAAGAGCATCGATCATCAGATCGAGAAGGTCCGGACCCGTCGTGTTCTTCTTCGTCAGCTTCGTGGAGTCGATGTTGGCGATGCGGACGACGCGCTGCGGATCGTACATGGCAACGCCAATATCCCAAGCAAATTCCGTAATTTCTGCACGGAAGCGCTTGCCGTTGGCGTCAAACGCGTACTGTTCGCCCATGTTCTCCACAGAGAGACCAGCGTTGGAACCGTTCTCCGGATAGAAAAGATACGTCGAAGCAGGATCCCAGTTGATCAGAAGGATGTCCGTCTGCTTGTTTTCGGTCGTACCCTTGGCGTCGATGATTCGATCGGCAAACGCTTCGTTCTGAAGCGTGACGATGTTGAGAATGCCGTTCGGGTCGCGGCTTTCGAGGTTGCTGTCGCCGTAGAGGACCTTCTTGAGGACAGACCGGGAGAGGCCGCGCATGAAGCCTTCGTCCGTGCGAAGACGGAAGGCGGCGCGCTCATTGGCCTTGCGGGTGTCGAGAAGGGACTTGTCCACTTCGGAGCGGGAACGGACCATGGCGGCAGCGTAGCGAACGTCCGCGCCCGTCACGCGCTCAGCATCCCAACCTTCGTTGAATGCTCGCACCTGACCTTCCGGGTAGGACGTCACGACCTTGCCTCGGTCACCGAAGCCGTCATTGCCACGCTGGATGACAGCCTGGTCAAAGAAGCCGTTGTAATCTCTGATGGTATGGATAAGCTGGCGCACCGGCTTATCGCTGGTAAGACCTTCGAAGTCCGCCAGAGTGATCGGATTCGAGTCAGTCACAACATTCGGCATTTACTTGCCTCCTTTCATTGCGTCTTGGTAAAACTGCTCGGCGGTATATCGTCCGTCTTCGGCAGATCCGCCACCGGGGTACTTCGCCTCGCCGAAAGCGCGTCCGATGCGGCTCAGCAGTCGCAAAGCGCCCGGATGGTTGCCCATCGGAGAGCTTAGGAACTCCTGAATATCCGCGTCGACCTTACCATCAGCGTTACGCGCGAAGGTGTCGCGAAGACGAGCGATGTCAGAGAGCGACTGCGTGAGCTTCTGGCCACCGAACTCCTTGTCGGCTTTCGACTGTTCCATCCACTCATTCGAGATCTCTGCGATACGTTCAGCAGAGCGCTTCTGAAGTACGGGAGCCATCTTGTCAAGGAACCCTTGCGCCTGTTCCTGACTGAGATTTAGCTCCTTCGCTACGCCTTGGAAGGCCGTGCCGACTTCTGTATCGAGCTCGGTACCTTCAGGCATCTTGAAGTCCTCGTACTTCTCGGGAGCGCCCTGCTTCTCGCCTTCGCCCTCCTCTTTCTCGGCACCCTCTTCGCCTTCTGCCTGACCTTCAGCACCGGCTTCGCCAGCCTCACCGTTGCCGCCTTCCTGCGGCTCGGCCTGCTGCTTACCATCGTTGCTTTCGGCAGACGTCAGCAAAGTGCCGGCATTCGTGTCGGACTCTTGTGCGGCAGGAGCGGGCGCAGTGCCCACACCGCCGGTCGGAGTCTGTTCAGTCGCTTCCATTCGCTTCGTCCTGCATTAACCTGTAAGCATTCGCATCCACCGACATGATTCGATCAAGGAGCTTCAGCCCAACATTGCGCTGGCCCTCATTGAAGGCCATCACGGCAATGTCACGATCAAAGCTGTTTCGGTAGATGCCCGTATCGGAAAGTAGCTGCCACAGGACAATGCGTCCGTCGCGCGTGGCCAGTACGGCCTTCAACGCATTGGCGATCTTCTGCAGCCTGATCCTTTCCTCTTCTCGAGCCTCGACCTCCTCCCTGCGGAAGGGATCGCGCTCAGGTGTCATGATGTCAGTCGTCATACTTCACACGCGCACTTACTGCTGTGCCATTGCCGCAAGTCCCTTGACGGCCTGACCGGCCATCGTGGAATCGTCGGACGGAACGCGGCCGAGCTTCGCCAGAGCGTCGGCAGACTGTTGCATCTGTTCGGCCTGCGCCTGCTGTTGCTGGGCCTGCTGTTGCTGTTCAATCGCCGCCTGCGCCTCATCGGTTGGAACGACAACGGACGGAGCAACAGAGAAATAGTCCGCATACTCGTCAACGAGGTTGAACGCGTTGAGCTTCTGCAGGATGTTCGGGTTGACCTGGGCGGCCTGCATGACGCGACTCACGAACTGATCGAGACTGTTGGCACGGATCGCGCGTTGAGAGCGCGCCAGCATGGACGTGTACTCGACCGACAGCTTCTGCCCTCGGAGCTCTTCAGGAGGCGGCGGAAGCTGGCCCTGACGCGCGAGGATGTCAAAGCATCGCTCGATGAGCGGACGCAAGACTTCCTCGTTGAGACGCGAGAGCACGGGCCCGAGCATCATCAGCTTTTCCTCGTGACGCTCGGCCACTTCGGTAGCCGTCATCTGCCCGTGACCGGCATTCGCGATCATCATGAATAGGTCAACGTTGAAGGCCGAATTGATGCGACTGCGAACGTCGGCAATGTCTTCGCGCAGGTCTCCGAGCGGCAGGTTCACCGCGAAAGCTGGCTGCACCTGATTGCCCGCCCCCGGGTTGTCAATGTAGCTTCGTCCGCCAGGCAGGAAGTCGACCTCGTTGTCTCGAGCGTCTGCCGGCATGATGAGCGGCGGATTGACCATGTAGTCGACCGCATTGCCCTTCTGCACCTGATGGTGATTGAGTTGAAGCGCGTCGCCGATTGCCATCATGCCCGGCGCTTCCTCCGAGTAGACGTCAGAGGCCGATGCGCCCCACCGTCCAACGACAGCAGGGAAATCGCGGTAGCCGGACTCGTCAAGCACGCCAGATGCGTCCTCATCATGATCGACCTGAATGACGACAGACCTCCACGGCATGTTTCGGTTGTCGAGCTTGCTTGGATCGCGGTCAAAGCGCGGCTCAATGGCATGTATGCAGACGAAGGGTTCATCTACCTTCCCCTCGTCGTAGTTGGTCAGAACTGCGCGAGACACGCGGTCCCGTCCGTAGCGAGAGACGAGCTGCCCCGCCGTCATCGTGAAGCGACGATAGAGCGTGTCGGGGCGGCCTCGGAAGTCACACCCGATGCAATACTCACCGCACACGAGAGGATGCGCCACGAAGCTGTAGACGGGATCCTCGACGATGACAAAGGCCGCCACGCCGAAGACGCCGACCTCTCGCCATGTGTGCTGCAAGGCCTGATAGACGTTCGTCTGAGTGAAGGCCATCTCCATGATGCGCTGGACATCATCAAGCCAGACCTTCACGGCGTGCGACTCATCGAGGTCAGGAGAGCCAGTCGTCAACGAGAACCACTGCGACGACGGGTCCGTCATGCCGGACATTAGACCGGCCTGCAAAATGTTCGCAGCGCGGACCGCCGTCGAGTCATAGATGCGATTCCAGCGGTCCCGCCCCTCGTTCGTCTTTGATTTGGTGTACAGGAAGCGGCCAGACGCAGGCGTGATGTGGCGACTGATCTCGAGCCACTGAGAGACATAGGGCTCACGCTCTACCTTCAGCCGCTCCCACCTGCGAAGGACACGCTCACGCAAGTCCTTATCCTTCATGGCTTACCCCAGTTTTCCGCCAGCACCAAGGTTAAGGTCGCCAACACCGCCCGCCCCCGTGAGAAGCGTCGATCCACCGCTCAAGCCAGAATTCATATTCTGCTCGAGGATAGAACCTACATTTGCAGAGCTACCCTCCTGCTTGCGCTGCTGTTGGCGCTGCTGGGCCGCCTGCTCCTTTGCCTGCTGCTCTGCGCGCTTGGACGCGGCCTCTTGGGCCTTCGCCTGTTTGTTGCTCGAATAGACGGAAGCGGCAGCACTTGCCGCCGCGATGGCACCGCCCGCGATGATTGCACCTGTTACTCCGCCAGACATTGGCTTCTCCTTGACATGAGTTGATCAAATTCGTCCGTAAATTCTTCCTCCGCCTCCTCAAGCGTTTTGGCTTTTGAAGGGAAGGACATCGTGATGTACGTCTCTGCCCGCGCAATGAAGATTTGCGATCTGCCCGGCGCTCCGCGAAGCACGGCATAGCCAACAATCTCTCGGGCATCCTCACCGACCTTGACAATGCAGTCACCAGCGACGGTGACGAGCGTCGGCACCTTGATGACAGCACCACACAGGATTGAGCTGGCCGGCATCTTGACTGTTCGGACGTACATGCCGCCATGAAAGAAGTGCTCCGTCGGGAAGTCGTATTGCGGCATCTCTGCGACGACAGCACGCATCCTCATCGTTTCGTCGAGATCCTCTGGAGAGCAAGCCGGTAGGTCTGACACAAGCGAAAGGGCACTCATAGCTTTTTCCAGAAGAGCGTGTTCATGGGCGTCGCGACCTTCTCAAAAAGCTTTTCGGCACGCGTCCCCTTTTTCACACCCCAGTAGAAGCCGTAGCACCCGTCTTCCTTGGCGAAGCGCTCTGCAGCCTCAATCAGGGCCCGACCGACGCCACCCTTTCGGTAATCGAGGTCGACCCACAGAGACTCCGACGACGCAAGCCTTTTGGCCTTGAAGTGCGGAATGGTTGTCGTAACGTAGTTGACGAAGCCGACCAGGCGGTCACCGTCAAAAGCGCCGACACTGTGCAGCGTCCCCTTGATCTCAAGCCACAGATACTCTTGATAGTCAGGGTCAGGCTCGAGGTCCGGATATCGCACGTCCTCTCCGTACTCCTTTACGATCTTCGGCCACGCGGGATTTTCCCAAGCCTCTCGGCAGGTGATTCGTTGGATACTTATGGTCATCGGATGCTCCTTTGTGCATTCATACTCCATCATCAACAAACACACACGCGCACTAACCATGGAATGGGCTTATTTCGGTATCTTCGCTGTAGTTTCGTTTTTTCTCTATTACCTTGGCTATCGGTTTTATTTAGCTAGACAAATTGATAAAGCTTTAAACCAACCTTTTCTTCTTTTACTTTTCAAACAGCCTGGAGTTAATCAGTCAATCAAAATAGAAATGACATCGGTTTGTTCCTCAGCTGAATGTTTATTTTTTAATGACTCAGGTGTTCATAAAAAAATCATGAGCATAGCCAACAGAGACGTTCTCTGTTCTACGCTTGTGCTTTACACACTGGCTTACGCGCATGACCTAGCAGAAAACGGCTACAAAATCATGCTCAATGATTCCACCCTTATCCATTACGGAGTCATTGGCGATGTTCTCACAAAACTCATTCTCCAAAACCAAATCTTGACCAGCACAGAAAAAAGTAATCTCCTCATTACTATGGCTTCGTCCATGCCGCCTGAAGCATTACAAAAACTTAATGGACTTTACCAATCGCTGGACTCCTAGGTTCTTTGTTTATCTATATGGGTCTCTACTTCTGATCTCCTGACGTCTCCTTCCAGCCGGCGGCGTCGGGTTGTCTATGTATTCGTTCATGCGGACGGCGAACGTGAGCGCCAGCGCGTCTGCATTGTCAGGCGACGCCATGCCGCGCTTCTTCATGTCCTCTTTCTTCTCGAGCAAGATTTGATTCGTCGGCGTGTAGCCGTACTCGACGCCGGTCAGATCGGTCTCGAGGTCGGCATCCTGAGGCAAGCAGCCGCCCTGCGCAATCCATGCCTTCATGCGTCCCCACATCTCAGCACGGAGATTCTTGTAGCGCTGTGTATTCGTAGCGCCAGAGCCGAAGTTGATTGCGTTGACCGGATAGCCGTTGTGTCGGAGCCAGTCAACAGGCGAGGCACCGACGCCGCCGGTGTCGACATTGATGACGATCTTGCGAACGCCGAGCTTTCGCAAGTGGTTGAAGTGCTCAGCCACCTTGGCTCCGAGCTCGTGCCCGTCTAGGCCGTGGAACTTCTGCTTTGCGATGGAGCGCCCGTCAAGAGCGAAGCGCGTCCAAATCACCGACGCGTCATCACCGAAGCGCGCCACGTCGACGCCGATGATCGCTACCGTCTGCGCATAGTTGACGACGCCCATAGGTCGCTCCATGGCGGCCTGGACGATGTCACGAGGAATGAACTGCATGCTCGAGCTATTCGGGAACTCTCCTCGGACACGAACGCGGAAGAAGTCAGAGTCCTCGCCATAGTCCGCGAGCCATTCAGCAATCTTTTTCTTGTCCGTCATGGCGGCGTCGCGGCCGTCGACGTGTCGATTATTCCAACGGTGACGGAAGCGATTGAAGCACTCATAGAAGCGCCCGGTCGAGCGCGTCGGGTTCCCGAACGCAAACCAAAAGATCTGCGTCTCGCTGTCAGTCAGAGCGCCTTCCGTGACCTCCCAGATGCAATCAGCAATAGCCGATGCTTCGTCGAAGATCACGATGATGCGGCGCTTCTTGTTATGCAAGCCGGCGAAGCCTTCAGGCTTAGTCTCTGACCACGGGATAGCGTCAGCACGCCATGTCTTATCGTGGCCCGGCTGCTTGCATGCAACGGACATAGCCGACACTGAGAACCAATCCTTGAAGATACAGAGGTTGTGCCACTTCGCCACTTCTGCGAACGTCTTGGTACGAAGCTGGTTCTCGGTGTTAGCAGTCACGACGATTCGAGTATCCGGGAACGTGCAGAGGCCCCATAGAATGATCCAAGCGACAAGGCCAGACTTGCCAACGCCGTGACCTGCAGCCACCGCGTACTGCATGACGTGCTCCCAAGCCTCGCCAGACTGTAGCTTGTCTCTCATGTCTGTCAGGATTGAGGTCTGCCACTTGTCGGGACCGGCCATGCCCTCGAGGGAATCTTTGCCCCATGGGAAAGCAACCTGCACGAAGCGCAGAGGATCCGAGGAGCACTCAGCGGCCAGATACGTCATGGCCTTGCCGATGCCGGCTTTCGTAGTGAGGTCAAACTTAGGCGTTGTCATTGTCATTTGCGCAGAAGGTCCTGGAGAGTTTCAGAGAGCGTCTGAATGGTCTGATCCTTGTCGACCTGTTCGCGGCCCATGCCAAGGCACTGGGAGAGTGTCTTGAGCGCGGCATTCGCGCCCGCAGCGTCGACGGGAACGAAAATCGGGTTTCCGTCTAAGTCGAGACGCGGTTCCCCAACGATGTCGAGCTTCGGGACTCGTCGCGCACAACACTTGGCAAGCTCCTTGAGCTCTGAGAAGACGAATGCCGCATCGACGATCGCCTCCTCCTTTGCCGGTTGGCGAAGAGCCTCCACAGCGTCTCTGACCTCAACATTTTTCAACAGCCTGCTGGCGATTCTGTCGGCCGTTTTGGCGCTATATCCTGCCTTCACAGCGGCCTCAGACGCATTCTTGAAGCCTCCTCTCGCATATTCATTGACGAACGCCTGCTGTCTCGCATTCAGCATTCTCACCACCTCCTTAAAAACGTTTTCCACCCCGCAACAGACTGACATCGACGACGCCCAGAGAGATAGTCCCGAAGCGTTCTGATCGGCATATCAAGCATCTGGCTTATCTGCCGATAGGTATACCCCTGCGCCCGCAACTGACGCGCATGCTCTACGTCAGCGTTCAAATAGCGAGCGTTCACATGATCCTCGCCGATTGCCCGTCCGTTGTCGTTCACAGCTACAGTCATCCGGTGCTCGGAAGTAGCGTGGATATTCGAGCTTGACCTTTCGGATTGCGGCATCGATGATCTTTGCTCGCCTGAGCGAGTTGTCCCACGCGACTCGTCGCGCGTCGGCGGCAGCTCGAACAAGGCAAGCTGACGCCACTGGCGGGAGGAATCCAGAGACTCCGAGTTTTTGTTTTTGATCATTCATCAGTGTTCCTCTCTCCAAAAGAGATCGATCTCCACGCGGCCGTGGGGACGGTCAGGCTCTCGGACTGCGGGCTCGAGCAGGTGGAAGCACCTGTCATCGATGCGCAGTGCCTGAGCGATGCCGTCGAGTGAAGACTTGAGCGACGCGATCAAGTTGTCCTCGTCGCGCGCCCGTCGGTCAGGCGGGAAGAACGTGCATCGATATCCGATGCTCCCATCCGGCACGGCCCGACGGCCCTCTGCTTTGCTGTATGCGGCGGCAAAAGCGACGCGCCTAGCAGCCGCTACGAGCTTGCGCTTGATGGCCCAGTGGCAGCGCGCATTCGGCGAGAGTCCATGTGCCGGCCACGGTAGGACGACGCGTAGATGCTTTTTTCTCATGGATATTTCCTCATCAGTCATCGAACCAGTCGCCCTCGAAAACCCACGCGACGAGCATCGCGAAAAGCAGGACGCTCCCTATAAGGCATTCGATTTCGTCCATTTCCTTCCCTTTACCTATCTGGTTCCCCGTGGGATGATTGACATGCAGGGCCCTGAGAAGTTCTGCTTTGTTCAACCAAACCACGGAGAAATTCAATGTTTAAATTTGAAGTTCCTGAAAACGACCAATCGGTCTACGAGATCACGACAGAGAGCGGTAACCACTACCTCATTCGTTGTCCTGGAGAGCGCTCATACGAAACTGACGGCACCATTCGTGATGCACTATTTGCATTCCGCGTCATCAACGGCAACGAGCATCTGGTACAACTGCGCAACCTCGATCTGATCGTCTCTGCTATTCGCCGGCCAGATCTTCCGATCGGGAAGCTTCGTCCTCGTCGCATGGGCGATCTGTTTTGGACACGTCCCGGAGAAGGTGCCTACGGTTTCCAGTACTTCGAATTGAAGTAAAGAAGGCGTGAGCCGTCTTGATCTTCTCGTCGTCCGCCGGGCAATAACCCTCAAAGGGACGCATCATTGCTTCGGCGGATGACTTGTCATAAGCGCAGTCCTCGAGAATCGCTGGAATGTCAAACTCAGAGATTCCGAGCGCATTTGCCAAGTGAATTGCAACGAGTGCGGCTCGGAGTTTGTCCTCAAGCCCCGCGGCCTCACCGAAGACTGTGACCGATTCATGACCGACTCGAACTTCCCCAAGGAACGGGACGAGCTTGCCGCCCTCGTTTCTGCCGGTCACGCTTAAATAGATTTTGCGTTCCATCAGATCTCCTCCTTATTGCTCATTACCGACTCACCTCTTTTGACAGACGCAAGAATCTGCATCAAAACATCAAGGATTTGGTTTTGCATTCGCTCCAACCTGCTCGCCAGCAGGAACTGATTGATTGCAATGAGCGCTACGGCGAGGCACAAGAAGGTGTATGACCAACTGTTGAATAACGGCATCAGATCACCTCTCATCCCGTTTGACCATGCTCGACTCAACCAGGCCGATCAGAATCTGGTCGATCTCTTCACGAAGCCTGTGCGTCGTGTCTGCCACTTGCCCGATGTCAGGAACATTCCCCGTGACGGTTCCGCTGAGTATTTCCTCGAGTTGATCGAGGCTCTTGCGAGCGGCGACAATACCCTCACCGGCCTTAGTCAAGGCCTTGTTTCTTTCGTTAATCCACTGGATCGACAATGACACCAGATTTTCGTCTTCCTTCATTTGAGCTCTCCGGTAAGTGCCCGCGTTGCGGTATTGAGTGTCGGCAAGAAGCCTTCCCTGTTTTGAAAACGATTCGTCCCGATGTATCTCTGGAGGACTTGCGCAGATCTCGTGATCCGTACAATCCGAACAAAAGCATTGGCCTCGGTCTCTTTGCCGACTTCTTTGAATACAAAGAGAGAACCGTTTGTCGTTGCTCGGTCTGCGGCAGTTACAGCTACTGGGAAGACGGCAAGGTTGTTTTTCTCAAGCCTCAAGGAGTTAAGGCTCACATAGACATGCCAAAAGACGTCGCTGAGGTTTTCAACGAAGCTCAAGCTATCTACGGAAATTCGCCACGAGCGGCGTGCGCCATGCTGCGTATTGCGGCCGAGAGACTGGTCAACCATCTCCGCCCGGGAAGCGCCAAACTTGCCGATAAAATCGCAACGCTCGACATCAACGATCTGCAAAGAGCGATCCTTGATGCCTGTCGCCTTACGGGCAACGAAGCGGTTCACCGAAACGTCATTGACTTTTCCGAATCCAACGAAGAGGCTCTCGAGACGGTCAAGCTTTTGTCGAACGGCATTAACCGCTTGGTCGACGAACTGATTACTCAGCCCAAAGAATATGAAGCCTGCATTGCCAGAATGAAGGCTGCGAGGGAGGCCAAGAGCTGACATCAGAAAAGCTCCTCAATGCTCATGTCCGAGATGTTCTGGCCCTTCCGATAGTCATCCCAGTCGAACGCGACCGGGTAGAAAAGCGTCTGCGTCCTGGACGCGATGGCGCCGCCCATCAGCTCGAGATAGCCCTTGCCATCGAGGTTGGTGATGATGATCGTGGGATAGCCCAGCAGGCCTCGCGCATCGATGATCTCGATCAGCTGATTGCGCTCGAACTCGCTGCCGGTAGAGCGGCCCAGCTCATCGATGATGAGAAGCGGGCAATGGGCCAACAGTTTTGCGAGAGCGTTGGCCTTGTCGGACCTGCTGCGGAAAGCATTGAACAGCGTCAGCGCACGCAGGAAGACAGGCCGGAACCCCTGATCACGGACAACGGACGTAATGGCCGAAGCCAGGTGCGTCTTGCCATTGCCGAAGTGGCCATGCATCAAGATGCCCACGCGACTGCGTGCCTTGTCACCAGACAGGAGGCGCTCAGAGAAGCGCACAGCAAACTGCCGGCAGGCCTTGAATGCCTTCTGCTGTAACGGACGCTTGTCGCCTTGTGCAGTCAGCCTGAAGTTTTCAAAGACCTGATCCTCACCATAGGGGGAGAGGACGTCACCGAGAACGTCAGCGAGCTTGAGTGAGTTGTCTCTGAAGTGATAGAGGACATCCTCACGACGCCGGCGCTCCTCGACGCAGAGAGGACACTCAATCCGGTCGGCCTCCTGCCCCGGCATCAACTTGACGTGTTGCTCTCCGTGAACAGCGCAGTCAATCACAACTTCTGGCAGTGCGTCGTATTCAGCACGCTCCTGCTCCTTCTTGGCTTTGATGATGGATGCCAAGTTATCCAGCCGGTTAACCATAGATGCACGAGAAGTCATTGTCGTGTCCTTCAAATCGAATGTTGGTTGATCGTTTGTTTGGGCGTTTGTCCGTTATCCAATCGGCCTCGAACCCCTTCCAGCCTTTTTCAAGCTGATAAATCATTGCCTCCTCGACCGTCATTCCTGCTTTAGCGGCTTCACGGACAATCGCGTTGACCATTCGCTGAGTGCAGGACTTGCAAAGCTTCTGCTTAAGCGCCTGCCAATCCGTCCATGTCTGTTCGGAAACCCCTTCAGGCTTAACCAGCTGTTCCTTAACGCGAGGCGCGGACTCAGTCCGCGTATCTTCTATAGTTGGTTTATGGTTTACTGGTTCTTGGTTTATGGTTAGGGTTTCTTTGGCTTCCGTTTGGGTTTCCTCTGAAAACCCACTGGGTTTCGGTTGGGTTTCACTCTTGCGAGGACGACCGCCTTTTTTCCCGTTCTCACGGTTTTTTTGAGCGTTCCGCTGGTACTGCTCGATCTGCCCCATGAGAATCGGGTGAACCCAACCTTCTTCGGTTTCCTCGAAAAGGCTTTCCAAGATACAAATGGCTTTCTCTTGGGTTTCCTTTGGAAAAGCCAAAGAAACCCACTGGGTTTTTATCGGCTTTTCGGTCGACATCATCCGGTCAATGACACGAATGACGATCCCGACAGATTCAAGGTCAAGCCCTTGCGTCAGAATTGCGAAGTCACCGATGTTGTGCTGGTAGTAATTCATAGAGCCTTCGGATCTTTCTTGATCAAAGAAAAGTCTGCACACAAAACGTGCGGAGGCAGATTTGTCAAAGCACAGACCGCCGCGAGACGACGGGGAGGAATCTCTGACTTTTTACGCCAACGACAAACAGCCGCCGGCCGAACGCCAAGAGCGTTAGCAAGATCCTTATCTGTGCCATTGATTGCACGAACAGCAACGTCAACAGGGTTAACGATATTTTTTGTCATGGCGACCTTTTCGGTTAACATTTCGTTAATCCTGATGTTAACACAACAGACGCCGCGTTGCCACTTCCAGTTAATTCACTTTTGGTTAACAATGTGCGCAAGGAGACTGCATATGGATGTAAATGCTTTTGTTAATTACGTGCAGGCCAAACTGAACGAGCACGGTAAGTCAGTCACACAAATGTGCCGGGATACTGGACTTGCGCGCCAGAACTTCTTTCACTGGAAGAAAGGCAGAGCACCAAACCCCGAAAGCGTGAAACTAATCGCGGAATATCTTGGATTGCCTCAGGAAGAACTTCAGGACATCCTTGAAAATGGACTGATTCGCGTCTACTACCCAAAGGACGAACAAACCCCGCCGCCGGGATACGTCGTCATTCCCGAATACGAACTTCAGCTTAGTGCCGGCAACAGAGACCAGGAACCAGAGTGGGTAGAAGTGCACGCCTCAAAGCCCGTTGTTTACGACGAAGACTTCTTCATCGAACACGGCGTCAAGCCTTCTACATGCAAGCGGGCCAAGGTGCTTGGCGACAGCATGGAACCATTCCTATATGCCGGCGACCGTGTGACCTGGACTGAATTCCCGGATCCTCATGTATCGCTCGTGCGAATCGTCGATGGAGACATCTACGTCATTAGCATCGATGGCGCCATGAAGGTCAAACGACTTTCAACCTGCAAGGACGGAGTCGTCGTTGTAAGCGACAACGCCGACAAATATCCACCTGAAACATACGTCGGAGACGAGCTCGAACGGCTGCGTATCTATGGAAAGGTATTAGAGATTAAACGCGCTCTTTAACCAGCGCCGACGCCTTCAAGGCACCCCCTTAAAAGAACTCCCGCCAAGAAATTTTGAGCGGGAGTTTTTTTGTACCTAATTAACCCACTGTTGATTTCAATCAACTTTTTTTCAACAACCCCAAGTCAACCGTGTTGACAGTTCAAGCAACACTCAATTAACATACGGTTAACAGATGCAAGTTAACACCTGTTGACCTCACCTCCACTCTTCCGAGTGGAACGAGCTGGCCGGGAAGAGCGGCCATGTGCAAGCTAGTGCAGTTAGATCAGTGCGACAGAGGTCATGTACGACCCGAGCGGCCTGTCCCGAAAGGACAGGGAGGAGCTGTAGAAACCCAGACCCGCGCCTAGCCCAAGAAAGCCGATCTAAGCGTTTTCTAACGAGAGCGCTTGGATGGGCTTTCGTTTGCCAGAGAGCCTGTGGCGCTGTAGAGTAAAGAAATACCTACCAACGTCTGGAGTCAAAATGTATTTTGAAGATAAAGACGTCTATTTGATGTCTGGCGAAATCAACAAACAATGCTTCATTGCATTTTCTAAAATTCTGGCGTCAGTCACGGAGAAGAAACCGAAGGCCGTGCTTTTCCTTTCGACTTACGGCGGCGAACCCGGTGCCGGGTATCGCATCACCAGACTGCTCCAGCGCTCCTACCAGCACATTCGATTCGTGATCCCGTACATGTGCAAAAGTACAGGGACGCTGATGGCAATAGGCGCAAACGAGCTGGCGATGGGAGACCTATCTGAATTTGGTCCACTGGACATTCAGGTCCGACGAAACGATGAGTTCTACGAACACAGTTCTGGTCTAGACCTGGTCGAGTCGATGAACTTCATCAACGAACAGATGCGACGCTCATTTGCGGAAACGCTCGTGGATATCCGAATGGGATCCCGCCTTACCACAAAGCTCTGCGGTGACTTTGCAACAAAAATCTCCGCATCCATTGCAGAGCCTTTGTATTCTCAGATCGACCCTCAGAGGCTCGGCGAACTGCAGAGAGCGATGAAGATCACCAGCCAGTATGGCTTCAGGCTCAAGGAACGTTCTCAATCCATTACAGAAGAAGGTCTAAACAAACTCGTAACCTCGTACCCTGAACACGGTTTTGTGATCGACAAGGAAGAAGCACGCGAAATCTTCTCCACGGTCACGGACACCAATGAGCATGAGGAGGCAGTCATAAAACTTTTCAACGAACTATTCATGACGCCAAGTCGACAAATAGTTTCGACAATAACTCTCGACACCTTAAGAGGTTGCAATGGATACGAGCAAATTCAGGAAACTTTCGAAGGAAGCAGCCGCGCCTCCTCTTCAAATGAACGACCAGCAGAAGAATACGGGGGAGTCTCAGAAAACCAACTGCCTTCTGAGTCAGTACCTGACGAACAGCAATCCGTGGACACACGGAATCTGCAGGAAAGACACCCTGAAGGATAAACGAGCTTTCCCTCTGAACTAATGCTAGCCCTCGGCACACGCCGGGGGCTTTTTTATCGCCGTCTCGCGGGCACCCGCAAAGAGCGAGGACGACTACTAGGAGAACAACGATGACAAAAAGTGACTTCGTCGTCAGGCTTGCGCATTACCTACGTTCGGTCGACCGCGAGACCTGCGGCGAGAACGACGTCCATGAGTTCGCGCTCATGAGCATCGTGAACGCTGCAGCGCTCGCTTTCTACATGAAGACTGAGCCGACCGTCATCTGCTGTAACGCTGCGGAACGGTACGAGCAGGTCGCCTGCAACGTCCAGTGCGTCCTGGACGAACTTCCGTAACGACTTCGAGGGCAAACGGCGTGACGCAGATATGCGCCGGTCTGGCGGCTCACTAGGCCAGATCCCAAAGCCGGGGCATCTGCAGGCGAGAGGCTTTTGCGTTCACCCCGGCTCCCTCACCCACCACAAACCAAAAGACATTCACGCGCCCTTGCCCGTGCCATCACGAGCCGGCAGTTCTTCCGAGCGAGGGCGTCTGAATGTCTTTTCTTTTTTCGGAGGCGTCATGAAGCGCTTTATTACTTACCTCGACGGTCTCGCACGTCGCACTTACTTCGGCACGGACGGTACCGAGCCTCAGCGCTCTGGCGTACTCGGGTACTTCATCGAGGGCCTCGAAGGTCTACTCGGCTTCTTCGGCTTGGTGATCCTGCCGGCAATGGCGGCTGCCACCATCTACCACTGGATTTTCGATTAAGGAGAACGATATGGCTTGGAACTACCCCGACGGATGCGGCCCCGACGACTACGAGAAGTGGTTCGGCCCCGACCCCGAAGACGAAGAGGACGAAGACGAAGACGAAGACGAAGACGAAGACGAGGACGAAGAGGAGGACAGCGAGTGAGCTTCTCCGATCCGGTCCGAATCATCGACCACATCCCCCAGAATTTCGACATGAAACGAATTACTCGAAAGCGACCGCTACAGCAGCGCAAGCTCGCAAAGGCTCAGTCGGCGAAAGCTGCTGAGCCTTCTTCTTTTGAACCGCCTTGCGAACAAGTCTCGGCCATTTGGAAGGCAGTCGCCTTCATCGGTTCGCTGGCAATCGTGTTCGCGGCATTGATAACGGGAGGCTGGGAACGATGAAAACCATCAAAGACATCGCAATTGATCTCAACAGCACCGGCGCAATACCGAACATGGCCGACGCCAGAACGTACATGAAGGAGAACTTCCCAAGCGCCGTACTGACGTACTTCTCGGACAACCGCTCAGACAACTGCCTTCTCCGCGTTCTACCCAAGCAGCTCGAGGCATACGACTTTCACCGGTCCTTCCAAATCTCGATCGAGATTCACTCGTGTAGCTTGCGAACGATCGAGCATGCGGCATGGCTCATCTACCACGACTGGCTTGAGATCGCACAGATCAAGAAGCCTGACAACGACTTTACAAACGACGTTCCGTTCTAAGGAGAACATCGAATGACAGCAATCAGCACCGCGGCCATGAGCCGCACCGAATGGCTCAAAGAGCGAACCAAAGGCATCGGCGGCTCCGACGTCGCAACGGTCCTCGGCCTCAATCCCTACAAGACGCCGCTCGAACTCTGGGAAGAGAAGACGGGCAAGACGGCCGGCAAGGAAGCAGGTCAGGCTGCTTACTGGGGAACGGTCCTTGAAGACGTCGTTGCAAAGGAGTTCAGCCAACGCACCGGCATGAAAATCCAGAAGGTCAACTTCATGCTCTCCAAGGGTGAAGACGACTGGATGCGCGGCAACATCGACCGAGCAATCATCAACCCGGACATCGCGGGCCGCGTTTCCGTTCTCAAGCCGGAGAAAGCAGCCGAAGCCGGACGCCTTCTCTCTACGAACATCGGCCTCGAATGCAAGACCGCAAATAGCTTCATGGTTGACCAGTGGGGCGACTCTCAGGAAGCCGAAATCGTCGCAGGCAAGGTGGTGACGGATCACAAGATACCGCTGTACTACGAGACTCAGATCCAGTGGTACATGGCAGTGACTGGCATCGAGACCTTCTACGTCGCAGTGCTCATCGGAGGTCAGGACTTTCGCATGTATGAAGTCAAGCGTGACGAGGACGTCATCGACGCCATCGTCTCCAAGTGCAGAGACTTCTGGGAAAACCACGTGCTCAAGGACATCCCGCCGGCACCGGTAAACGTCGATGACATCAAGAAGATGTACTCGCGCGACAACGGCGAGATGGCCGAAGCCACGAACGAGCAGGCTATCGACATTGGCGAACTCCGAAACCTGAAGGAGCAGATCAAGGCGCTCAAGGAGCAGGAAGAAGCCGTCGCCTCGCGCCTGATCATGGCCATCGGTGAGAAGACGGGCCTCACGCTCGGCGGCAAAAAAGCCGTCACCTACAAGGCCATGAGCACCACGCGCTTCAGCTCTACAGACTTCAAGAAGTCCCACCCCGACCTGTATCAGGCCTTCGCAAAAACCACCAGCACCCGCGTCCTCCGACTCGCTTAACCCATAAGGAACAAACACTATGTCTACTACCGACACTCTCAAACAGCAGATCGCTCCCGCCGCCACTCAGCAGCCTGCCGCCGTAGCCGAACGACCGAACCGCCCGGCAACGCTCATCGACGTCGTCCGCTCTACGGGCTTCCAGAAGCAGATGTCCCTCGCAATGCCGAAGAGCATGACGCCCGATCGTCTGACCCGCATCGTCATGACCGAATGCCGCAAGACCCCGGCGCTCCTCAAGTGTGCCCCTGAAAGCTTCTACGGTGCAGTCCTCCAGTGCGCGGCCCTCGGCCTCGAACCGGGCTCCGCTCTCGGGCATTGCTACCTGCTGCCCTTCGGCAACGGCAAGGACCGCTCCGGCCGCCCGAACGCACAGCTCATCATCGGCTATCGCGGCATGATCGACCTCGCCCGCCGCTCCGGGCAGATCATCAGCTTGCAGGCTTGGACGGTGCACGCACAGGACACTTTCAACTACCAGCTCGGCCTCGATCCCGACATTCAGCATGTGCCAGCATCGACCGCAGACCGAGGTCCTGTCACTCATGTCTACGCAGTCGCCAAGCTCAAGGGAGGCGGCATCCAGTTCGAAGTGATGAGCCGCGCAGAAATCGAAAAGGTGCGCTCGACTTCGAAGGCCGGCAACACTGGCCCGTGGGCAAGTCACTGGGAGGAGATGGCCAAGAAGACCGTCATCCGCCGCCTGTTCAAGTACCTGCCGGTGAGCATCGAGGCCGTCCGCGCCGTCGAAATCGACGAGAAGACTGACCGAGGCGAGGCAACGACGGACCAGGACTTCCTCGATGCAGAGTTCATCGAGAAAGGCGACGTGAACGACGCCGAGTACATCGACGACGCAGTCAACGAAAACAATTAACCCACCATCTCAACAAGGAGAAAATCATGCTTAAAGCCAAATCCTCTGAAATCATCCAGTCCGCTCTGTTCGACATCAACAATCAGTATGACAACCAGATCGATGACATCGACACTTCTCTCCTCGTCGAATCGGCTCTCTTGATCGCCTTCGAAAGCCACAAAAGCGAACACAAGGAAGTCCTCCAGAATATCGCCCACTCCGTCTGCAACTACGCACTCACAATCGAGCGAGCCAAAATCGAAAGCAACGAAATCAGTGCTCTGATGTTTGCTTATGACGACACTGAAGAAACCGCTGAAGAAAGCGAGGAAACCGTCGACCAACCCGTCGCTGAAACGGTGCCCGCCGAACAGACGCCTGCGTTTGATCTAGCAGCATTGAAAAAGATCGCCGGCACCTCCATGACAGTTGAAGACAACGGCGACATTCGCCTCAGCTTCAAGCGCCAGTAACATCATCTTCTCCTGCCCGCTTCACTAGCGGGCGGTAGAACCTTCAAAGGACAAAATAGCTTGACAAATGAAAGCGAGGTCAACGTCATCAGCGTCAGCGGTGGCAAAGACTCAACGGCAATGCTCTTGCTTGCCATAGAACGCGGGACAGAGAACATCCGCCCCGTTTTTTGTGACACAGGCAACGAACACCCTCTGACATATGACTACGTCCGCTATCTTGCCGACGCGGTCGGCATCGAGATCGAATGGGTAAAAGCCGACTTCTCCACCGACATCGAGCGCAAGCGAATCACGGTGGAAACGAAGTGGAGGGAAGAAGGCATCTCAGAGAAGAAGATCGCTGAGGCGCTCTCTGTTCTTCATCCAACCGGCAACCCCTTCCTCGACATGATCGTATGCAAGGGGCGCTTCCCTTCGACTAGGATGCGCTTCTGTTCGATCGAGCTGAAGGCGAACGTCCTAAAAAATCAGGTTCAGCTCCCTCTCCTTCGAGACGGGGTCGACGTCGTCTCGTGGCAGGGCATCCGCCACGACGAGAGCAAAGCCAGATCATGCGCTGTGGAGCGTGACTTCGCCATGAAGGACGAAGCCACAGGAGCGGAGATGTGGAACTACCGACCGATCCTCGACTGGACGGCTGAAGACTGCTTCGACATGATGCGCCGCCACGGGATCGACCCAAACCCGCTCTACAAGATGGGCATGGGGCGTGTCGGCTGCATGCCATGCGTCAATTGCCGAAAGGCAGAGCTGAGGGAGATCGCGAACCGCTTCCCTGCTGAGATCAACCGCATCGAAGAGTGGGAGCGCATCGGCAGAATGGCCGGCAAGCATTCATCCGGCACGTTCTTCCCAGAAGCCAACGGCAACGGATCAGGCATCCGAGCTGCTGTTGAGTGGTCTAGAACGGCACGCGGCGGGAAGCAGCTCGACATCTTCGCGGACGGCGAGCATGAGCTGACCACGTGTTCGTCAAAGTACGGCCTCTGCGAATGAGGACAAGGAATGAAAGCCAAGAAAAAGCGGACAAAGAAATACAACCCGAAGAAACACCGCATCGGATACCTAGACATGCTCGACATCTCGGCGAACAAGGGACTGTCAGACCGCGCAGCCGCCAGCATCGAGCTCGACTACCGCATTCACCTGCAGTCCTTCAGGACGGAGCCTTCGCACGAATCGTGGGCTTACCTCGTTGGGCTTCTACTTCTAGCTGACCGCCTGTCCTACGACCTCGAAGAAGGCGAAGAGTTCAGGCGTGAGATTGAGCCGGCATGGCGTCAGGTCGATGCCGCCTGGCGCATCTGGCAAGAGAAGCACGTTATTGCGCAAGAAAACCTTCTGCAAGCAGAAGCCCTGTTGCAGAGCCTGATCGAGCTATTCAAGGGCTTCACCTACAAAGAGATGGACCAGGCTCTTCACTACGTGATGAAGCATCACCTGAAGCCGGTCCGTGTCATGAAAGAGGAAGGACTGATCGAATGAAGTACCGTTTTAAGGAGAGCGCATGAACGAAATCATCGCACTGAGTGCGGCAAACATTGGCGGCGAACAAATCCAGACCGTCAACGCGCGTGACCTTCATGCGTTCCTCGGCGTCAAGACCGAGTTCAAGGACTGGATAGCTCGTCGCATCAAAGACTTCGGCTTTGTCGAGAACACGGACTTTTGCTCATTTTTGAGCGAAAGTTCTGGCGGTCGTCCGAGCAAGGAATTTTCCGTTTCTCTCGGCATGGCGAAAGAGCTCTGCATGGTCGAACGAAACGACAAAGGTAAGCAGGCCCGACTCTACTTCATCGAATGCGAGAAGGTAGCCAAAGCCAAGGTGGCCGCGCCGGCACTGCCTGACTATCCAACGGCGCTGCGACAGCTCGCATCCTCCTTGGAGAAGCAAGCAGCGCTTGAACACAAGGTCGCGGAAGACGCTCCGAAAGTCGCCTTTGCAGAGACGGTCGAAGCGTCCTACGGTGACATGCTCATCAGAGAAGCCGCCAAGACACTCGGCTATCCGTCCATGCAACTCTTCGACTGGTTGCGTACACACTCGTGGATCACGTCGAAAAATGAGCCGTACGCAGACCGAGTGAAACAAGGCGTTCTGCGACCACGCGTGTCGAACTTCACACATCCGGAAAAAGGACTGAGCGTGTCAGTCACGGCGCACGTGACGCCGAAGGGGCTTTTCAGGATTTACAGAGAGCTTTTGAAGGAAGGCAAGATCAAAAGAAACGAACGACTTGAACTGACCGCGTAAGGAGAACACAATGACAGCAAACAAGTTGAGTGACGGTCCACGCATTCGCTCTATACTTTTTGACCCAAACGTTCCAGATTACGCCTTCCTTACACAAGAGGAAGTCCTTGCGGCTTTCAATGCATCGGAGGCAACGCTGCGACGTTGGGCGATGGAAAGTGGCTTCCCGGACCCTGTGGGCTACCCAGGAATAAAGGCCTACCCTATCGCGGCGCTTCGTGAGTTCCTAAGTCGCGTAGCAAGAGACTCACGAAACGCAACAAGCAAAAAAACACGGTAAAAACACTTTTTCTCGCCGGTGGTTCTTTTGGTGGTTCTTTTAAACAAATACCACCTAAAACCCTTACCCCACAAGGGTTCTAGTATTCCCCCTTCTCCGCCAGTTTCTGAACAGGGCTCTGGACTAAGTTCCGAGCCCTGTTTTTTTTTCATGAAAAAGATGAGAGCAAAGCACGCAAAAACCCTTGCGGCCCGAAGTCGCATCATGAAAGATTCGCAGGAACCAAGCCCTCATCACCACACCGAGATCTGCGTCGCACCCGTATCTCTTCATGAGCTGATCTG